TCCCAATTCATTCCTTCTTTATAACGAAGTGATTGAGCTTTCTTGTTTGCCTGTTTGGCGGTCATTAGTTCTGACATAATTTTAAAATTAAATGTTATACATTATTCGGTTTTATTACTTCCTCACTTTTTCAAACAGGTTACCGAAACCCATAGTGTTGTTATTTTATACAAAGATACGAAAAATATTTGAATTGACCAAATTATTTTCCTACATTCCAAAAAAGAGCTCCTTCCGAAGCATGCTCTTTAATAAAAGTCCAAGCCTTACTATCATAAGTTAGAGAACTTTGAAATGGTGGTCTTTCACTTTCTTTACAATCTTGGTTAAACTTATACTTTGATAAGAAAGTTTCAGCCCTACCTCGTTCTCGTTCTGTTGTGTTATGTCCTATTCTCACTCCATACACTTTGGCATCAGGCCAGGCAAGTTGTAATCCTCTACTCAACACTCCACTACTCATTACTGTCCAAACTTCTTTAGGAGGTTCTATATCAAGTGAAAGGGCGGCATTTTTCATCGCTTCTATAATGATTGGATGGTCACCACCGAAAGGAACGAGTTGAACTCCTTTATCTTTATTTTCTTCTACATAATATCTGGCTTTAGCCTGAATATTGGTGAGGTATCCCATTGGTACTTCAATAATATTACATCCCAACTTTATAGCTTCTGTTGTTAGCCAATTGTGTTTTCCTTTTGGAATAGTTACGGTTGCTTTCTTACCCAAATCATGACAAGCATATGCCAAACTTAGTTGAGCATATCCCTCTCTTGGTGAGGCATATACCCATTCATTCACTTCAGGAAAAGATTCAACGAATACATTGAATGCCCTTCTCTTTGTACCACCATCTAATAAATCATCACGAACCACCTTTATACCCTCGTGTTCTACTATAATGGGCTTTGGTAGTTCTATGGATGATTTACCTACTGATTTAAAATCAAAAAAGTTTAGTTCTTTCAAAGATGTGTCCAGGTTTTGTTTTTAACAATCTGTTCTACATTCCACTTACTGACCTTGAAGTTTCTAGCAATAACATTTGTAGAGAACCCTTGATTATAGAGTTCTCTTATTTTTCTTACCTGTTCGTTGGTAAGTTTAGCAGATGGGTGAGATTCTCCTCTCAACCTATTACTGAAAAACCATAGTTCTTCTACATTCATTAAAACGGTGCGTTTCTTTGGAAATCTCTTTCAATCAAAGTACTCATGTGGTCTGCAAAATGTAGTACATGACCTATGTTACTTCTCTGTGCCTTCTTGATATCGAAGGTCTTTAAATATTTCATATTATCTTCATCGTAAATACCATCAGTAAGTTTAATTCCAAAGAATTCTTTTTCTGTGTATTTTAAATCGTATTGAGATAATAGATAAAATGTTCTATCAGTATGAGTCATATAACTAATATCATCGTTCCAAGTATAAACTTCTCCACGATTTTTTACATGCCAATCTGATGTTTGTTGTTTATATGCCATATTACCCTTCTCACCCAACTTTCCTAAATCATGGTGGAATGCAGCGAATAGTAATTCTTCTTGGGTAAAATCAACAGTACCACCTGCTTCTTGATACAATTTCATCATACGAAGTGAGTTTCGGGCCACATTCATAACATGGTCAAGATAACCCCCTTCATAGGCATTATGGTAGTTTACATTTCCACTCGCTGGTGATAACATTAGGTTTGGTCCTAATTCTTCCATTGAGTACATATGGAGTAATTTTTCTAATCGCTCTCCATCAAACGATTTTTTTAACGCCTCGATAAACTTGTTGTAGTTTTCTTCGAGTTGTTTTTCATTGTAACGGTTTATCATAACTTTTAATTTAAGGTTTATACTCTTTCTATTGGAATAGTAATTAAATGATAATTACTATCTTGTGGATGTTTGTTTTTAAAATCAACTTTAGAATCGATTTTAAGTTTAAATGCAGTTTCTGTTTCTACATAATATAAAACTTTAGAGCCATCCATACTACTAAGTTTTTTACTTTTGCCGATTGGAACTTTTGGAGTTCCTTTTATTATCTGTTCTTTTTCAGTTTTGTCTACAAATTTTATTGATGCCATATAATAAGATTTATTTGATACAAAGATACGAAAAATATTTTAAACTACCAAATATTTTATACACTTTTTAATTCGTTTAAAGCGTTCTTATAGGTGAGTTCTGATTGAAGTCCTGCATACCTACCAACTTCTTTACCATCTTGTTCGATGATAACTGTTGGTACTGAACGTACAAAATACTTCTGTGCAATTTCGAAATCTTCATCAATATTAATATCTTTAAAAGATATATCTGAATATCCTGTTTTAACTTTTTCCATTATTGGTGTTAACATTTTACATGGTCCACACCATTCTGCGTAGAATTTTTTTACTTCAATCATAATAATCTCTCCTTTGTATAAAATAATCTTTGTCTGTTTTTGTTATCTATATATTTTTTTTCTAAATTTAAATCTGGTTCCAAATTTAAATACTCTAGTATATTAGTTAAACCATTTCCGTAATATATACTTTCATATGTGAATAATGGTATTTTATGATGATTTGATATTTCTTTAAGTGCATTTCCCTGTCTAATAGCTCGATTCATAAATTTATTAACCAAATTTTCATCTATATTTTTATAAAATTCTTTTGTATGATACATACCAGAAGAAGCTGTTTTATATTTTTTCTTTTTAAAAGCAAGTGATTCACCCTGTTCTCTTTTGTTTTCTCTATCTAATAAGATTACTTTATCCGAAATTTTAATAACTTCTGTTCCAAATTCTAACATAGAATTAATTTCTTTAGGTTTATCGTATATCATAATTTTATAAAATATATCTTTTTTTAAAGAGTTTAAATCTACCATACTATTTAATTTAGGAGAAATAATTCGTTCTAAATTTAATAGCTCTGACAAATAATATGTCAAACTAGTAGAACCACTTCTAGCACTACACAATAGACTAACCATCACACGCAACACAATCTGGGTCAACCGCTCTTGTTGCGATATCACCTCTGAGTACTGATTCAGTTCTCATATAATATAACGTTTTAATTCCCTGCTTCCAAGCTTCCATCGTAACTTGATTAATCCACTTTGGAGATGCAATAGATGGGAATGCCAAGTTCAAGGAAACGGCTTGGTCAATATACTGTTGTCTTACACCAGCTTGTTTAACCAAGTCCATTTGGTTGATTTCCTTAAACGTTCTGAACACATCCTTGACAGGGTAGGTCTTTGATTTATCTTCTTCTGATACATCTGATAATTGTATCATCTTTCCTCCAAGATATACCCAACTATCTAATTCTTTTAAATCTTGTACTGAACCACCATCTTCCATAATCTTATCCCAAGTATCTTTGTTATTGATACCAGCTTTTCTTAGTACCTTTTCTAACTCTTGGTTTTTTCTAATGAAAGTTCCTTTTGCAGTTTGTTCAGTAAATATGTTTGCTGCCCATGGTTCGATACCAGCAGATACATTACCACTTAATTTCGAGTTTGAAACTGTTGGTGCAATTGCTCGAAGGTGAGTATTTCTCATTCCACTTTCTTTACACCATAGTGGTTCACCATATTCTGATGCTAAATCTCTTGATGCTCTATCTGATTCGATTTTTATTTGTGAGAAAATCTTACGAGTTTCAAACTGTGCTTCCATTCCTTCAAATGGAATACCTTGTTGTTGTAGGTAAGTGTGCCATCCTAAAACTCCTAATCCTAATGCTCTACCTTTTTCAGCAGATGCAACTGAATTTTCGAATCCTCTCATGTTCTTAGCCTTTTGGATAAATTCTGAAAGAACTCCATCTAAGAACCAAGTTGCGGTATAAATTAAATCAGTATCTTTCCACTCGTTGTACTTTGCAAGGTTTACTGAAGATAAACAACAAACGAATGAGTGGTTCTCATCTGTATGTAGAGTGATTTCAGAACAGATATTAGTCATGAATACCTTTAATCCATTCTTCTTATACATTTCAGGATTTGCATTGTTTACATTCCCTTTAAACATGATATAAGGTTCACCAGTTGCTTTTCTTTTCTGTAAGAGTTTACCCCATTTTCTTCTTGCAGTTTCATCACCATCTTGAAGTTTTCTCATAAACTTATTACCAACAACTGCACATTGGTGAAGGTTGAGTGATTGTCTGTTTACATCTCCCTTTGGTTCTCTGATTTCTAACCACTCTTCGAAATCACTATGTTCGATGTTTAAGTTTACTGATGCTGCACCTCTACGAACTGAACCTTGGTTGGTTGCTAAGATAGTTGAATCGTATATTTTTGTGAATGGGACAACACCATCTGATGTTCCATTACCTGTAATTGGTGCTCCTGCTGGTCTGATTTGGTTGATTCCAATACCAACACCACCACCATGTTTGGCAAGTAACATTAGTTCTAAGTTCTTTTTACCAATATCGTAAATAGAATCGGCTACATCGATACCAAAACAAGAAATGGGTAATCCTCTATCAGTACCTGTATTTGAAAGGACTGGAGTTGCTAAGTTCAACCAACCTTTCCAAATATAATCAAAGAATTTAGATGCCATATGTGGTTTGTTTAATCTTTGTGCAACTTTGGTTGCAACTCTCCAATAAGCATCTTTAGGTTTTTCACCTGGTAGTAAGTATCCTTTAGAGATTGTCTTTGCATAAATCTCTGTGTTACCCCATGATGGGAAATCAACATCTAATTCCCAACCTAAATCTTCACCGTAGTTTTTAGCCATTTCTTTGTTTTTTTATTTTATTATATTTTATTGCTCTTAATGCAATATCTACCAACATACCGGTTGGATTTGGAGATAAGATAGAACC